AAAACAAATAAAAATGTCAAGAAAACTCCGTTTCGATTTGGATGTTGACGCATCCGCTCTATTGGCAGCGAACCCAGAGGCATTCTACTCTAAAGCATATTTGAGTGAAGAGTCTATCGCTGACAACTACCGCCTTTTACCAGGTGTGAAATCTAAAACCAAATTAGCGACTGTGCTTTTTGGAAATGTATTGCAAGCATCTTCTTGCCCATTCGATGCTCCAACTGATGACTTGAGCGCAGTTGAAATCGATGTATGTGCATTGAGCGCAATGGCTCAAATCTGTCAATTCGACCTTGAGCAATCATTCCTTGCCCTTCAAATGGCTAAAGGTTCAAATGGTGACTTCACTGTTGCATCTTTCATGGATTTCTACTGGAATGAAATGGCGAAGCAAATCGGTCAAGACATCGAGCTTATCCGTTGGCAAGGTGACACAACAAGCGAGAACGCTACATTGGCTCTTTGCGATGGTTACATCAAGAACCTTTTGGCTGACGCTACTGTTGTTGACGTTGCAAACACAACTGTAAACTCTGGTAACGTATTGGCTCAATTAGCTCTTATCTTCGCTGCTGCTCCTGCTGCAATCATCCGCAAGAAAGCTGACCTTCGCTTGTATGTTTCTACGAACATCGCTAACGCATACGAATTGGCTGCTGCTTCTGGCAACACCATGACATATGTAACCACTCCACTTCAATTGACATACCTTGGTGTGAAAGTTGTTGTTTGTGAGGGTATGCCGAATGACACTGCTGTCTTGACTTTGAAAGACAACCTTATCTATGCATTCGATGCAGAAGGTGATGACAAAGCGTTGAAAGCTGTTAACCTTTCTGACACAGTTGCAGAGCCTTACATCCGTACTCGTGCCAACATGAAAGTTGGTTTCGTTCACGTGAATGGTGCTGAAGTAGTTCTCTACTCTTAATATATCCAGGGGGGTGAAATTCCCCCCTATTTTTTCAAACTGATAAATCAAAAATATTATGGCTTGTGAAGCTTTAGAAACAATCGTAAAATCGTGCGACAACAATAGTGGTGGCATCGAGAAGATTTGGATTAATCAGCAAGACAACATTGCGTCATTCACTTTAGATGCAACCAACACATGGACGATCGATGCTATCACTTTAGCTGGTGGTGCTCCTGACTATACTCCTTTCGAGATACGCAGAAACACTGGAAGCTATGTTGAAGATGCTGCCATCGACCTCGTGAACGGTTCATCTTATGTGACTGCGACAATCTCTTTGATGTTCCACCGCAGAGACCAAGACAAATCTCAAGCAATCAAAATCTTGGGTGCTGGTCAACAATACCTTAACGCAATTGTTAAGGATATGAACGGCAAGTACTGGTACTTCCCATTCCTTCAGTTGAGTGCTGTTGGCGAAGGTTCAGGTACTACTCGTGCAGATGGTAGCAAGTACTCTGTGACATTGATCGCAGAGAATGACTTCCTTGCATACGAGATTGAAGAGGCTGCTGTGAATGCTGTCATTGCTTAATCAAAAATCAACCTACTACAAAGAGCCATCCAACCGGGTGGCTTTTTTTGTGAACAAAATTTGACCTCATTGCAATATAAGTAAATGATTTACATTAACAAGGGAGAGGTGAATTCAATTGTGCTGACACTGACAGAGGTGTCGACATTGAGCTCGCCATATTATTTGTTCGTTTTTCAGAACGAAATGAACCCAACATCCGACCCAATCCTCTTCACGGCACCAGATGACTCCGACTATCCAGAGAGATTCAACCTCTTTTATTTGGATGAGCCTGTTGATGTCGAGCTAATGAAGGGACAATATACATACTCGGTGTATGAATCCACCATACCACCCACATCAATCGAGGATACCACTGGTGTTGTCATTGAAGAGGGAAGAATGGTTGTGAGTGGTGCATCGACATCATCAATTTACGATTAATCATGGGCATATTCGATAGATTCAGAGCACAAAAACCAGCAGAGATGGAAGTCATCTCGCCAAATTACGAGGCATTCAGCACACCATTCTTGAAAGTTGGTGGCGCAAACCTCTCTTTGCCATACGTCAACGGAAGATACACCACCGCTGGATGGATTCCATTTGGACAAGACAATATGTATCCAGAGCTGCTCAACCAGATGGTGTTCAGTTCACCACTTCATGGTGCCATTGTGGACTACAAGACCAATGCTGTCATTGGTGGTGGCTTCGACATCAAGGTTGAGGGTGCAACAGCCAAGGATTTGCTTGACCTCTACACATTCGAAAAGAAAGTCAACATCAAAAAGATTGCAAGAGCAGTCACCGAGCAGTTGATCGTGCACAATCGTGTTTACTTTCGCCTGGTATTTGATGAGAAAATGAAGCTCAAGAGAGTGCACAACGTATCGCCAGAGAAGGTGAGACGTGGTCGTCAACCAAATCAATACTTCATCTGTGAGGATTGGTCGGCTCGAATCAATGTGCAAGAAATCAAGAAGCACCATCCGACTTGCACTGACACAGAACAGTTGTTTGTTTATGAGGTAGAGACCCTTGGTCAAGATTGGTATCCGTTGCCGAAGTATTCAAGTGCTTTGAACTTCGCATTCCTATCTGGTGAGCTTTCGTACTTCGCCAAATCCAACATCCAGAACAGCATCTTCCCATCGTTTGCAATCATGTTCCCAAAACGTCCGCAATCGGAGGAGGAAAAGAACGTGCTGCGTAACACTATCGACAAGCTAAAAGGTGCACAGAACGCTGGCAAGACTGCCGCATTTTTTGCAAACTCACAAGACCAACTTCCAAAGATTGAGAGCATTCCAACCAACTCAAATGACAAGCTCTTCCAGGAAGCATCTGGATTGAACACAGAGCAAATCTGTTTTGCTCACACCATCGACCCAATCTTGATGGGTGTCCGCACCACTGGCTCACTTGGTTCTGGTAGTGACATCAAGCAAGCATATGTAATCTTCGAGAAAAACGTTGTCATGCCATTGCGTGAGCAAGTGCAAGATATCTTCAATGAGATTCTGCACATCGCCAAGCTCGGATTCGCTGACTTCACGATTAACAACTTCCAAATCATCAATGAAACCATTGTTGAAATTGAAGGAGATGCAAGCAAAACATCTGACGCACTCAACTCATTGAGTCCATTGGTTGCTACCAAAGTACTTGAGCAGATGACCATCAATGAGGTCAGAGCACTCGCATCACTTCCACCGATTGAAGGTGGTGATGTAACCCAAACACAAGCAGCAGCAGCCGCACAACCTCAAATACCTCAAGCGTAATGTTGTATTTTATCACAGAAAACTACCTCAAGACCAACACGCCAATCACTGCCAATGTGGACGTGACTGATGTGTTCCCATATGTAGCCACTCAAGCACAGCTCCGAGTGATGCCGATATTGGGCACCGTATTCTACAACCACTTGCTCGATGCTTACAACAACCAGACGTTGACACCTGAAGAGGAGACCCTGGTGCAGTTCATTCAGCCTGTCATCGCATGGAGGTCCGCTGAAGATGCAGTCTTTGGCTTGACGTATCAGCTCAAGAACAAGGGACTCCAGCAGCAGAGTGGTGACTTCTCACAGCCAGTATCTCGCAGTGAAGTTGCATTCGGCATGGAGCACTATGCACAGAAGGCTTCATTCTTTGAGATGCGCCTCATCAAATACTTAATCAAAAACAAAGCGGAATATCCTATCTTCATCAGCCACGAGAATCGTGATACTGACCTTCGCCCACAAATCGAGTGCCTCCAGTGCCTTGGTGACTGCTGGTTCAATGGCGAATGGAACTGCGGATATCCACGCAACAACGGATACAACAATCAAATTCTTGTCATCTGATGAAAAACAGCCTTTTTATTTTGACCGCTTCATTCTTAACTATACTCGCACCAGTGCAGCCCATGGTATTGGTTGCCATTCTTGCCATATTCATTGACACCATATTCGGAGTATGGCGAAGCGTAAAGAAAGGAGGCTGGAAAGCATTCAAATCTCGCAGACTATCTGACACCATCGGCAAATCATTGCTCTATTGTGGTGGCATTGTGTTCACG